AACGTAGATCTACAAGCAAGACTGATGGCATTAGACATTCTTGCCCAAGAAAAAGCTATTTGGCCTGACATGTACGCCATTGGGCGTTCAGGTGGAATGCCCCGTATTATTGGTGGACAATGGAAAGATGGTCGTGAAGGTGAAATCAACTTGCTACAGGACGTTGAGTCCATCGGTCAGATTCGATCCACGCCAGACATTAGGACCACGCAAACCATTGACCGTCTTGAACGCAACTTCCGCACCTCAACGGGTTTGGTTCCACAATTTGGTGGTGAGACTTACGGTGCTTTGCGTACTGGTCGTGGTATGGACGCTATGGCCGGTATGGCTGTTGATCCGCGCATTCAAGAACTGCACGAAATCAGTGAAGCGTGGCTACCACATCTTAACTCAGCAATTCTTGCTACCTATAAAGCGTATTGGCCTGATAAGAAGTATTCAATGTACTCTGGATGGGCTGGAGACAAAGGCATTGTCACATTTACGCCGCAGGAACACATAGAACTGTTAGATAACACAGTTTCTTATAACCTTCCTGGTGCTGATGTTATGCAACAGACACAGATCCTTGGGTCGTTGCGTGGTGCTAAAGCCATTTCGGGTCGCACTTTTAGAGCTATGCATCCGTACATTGATGATCATGAGGCTGAAGAGCGTCTTGTTCAGGATGAGGACTTTGATGATGCTTTGCGTCAGAGTGTTTTGCAGAAGCTTTTGACTGGTGAGTTGCCGTTGATTGCTTCTACGATGATCAAGAAGTATTTGTCTGCTGGTAAAGATATTTTTGATGCTGTTGCTATGGCTGATGACGAGATGCGTAAGCGTCAAGCATCAGAAGCACCGCCAGCTCCTGAAGGAATGGTTGCACCACCTGAGGCTATGCCTGGTATGGCTGGACCGCCTGAGCAGATGATGGCTATGCAACAGGCTCAGGCTCAGGCTCAAGCCCCGCAAGCACCTGAAAATCCACGAGCAAATATGCAACAGTTACTACAGGCAATGCAAGGAGGACAAGGTGCCTAGAGCAAAGAAAACTTTGGCTGGTGGTCAAGGTCAAGCATCACAAGTTATTAAAGGTCAAACATATGGTGAAGGTGTCCAACAACAGGCTCTACAAGCCACTATGCCGGCGCCACAAGCAAATATGGGTGTAAGAGTACCTACTGCTCAACCATCAGCCCCTAGCACATCACAGAGTGAACCTACACAAGATCAAAATGGCACTCAAGCACAGAAACCTGATCTTGCTGCTTTGATTCAACAACTTAAAGGTGTTGGTGGGCAACTTAATGCTCCTGATGATCAGCCTGATAGACCGTTTAATACTGGTTTGCCTGGTGGTGTAGGAAATGAAATTGGTAATCCGATGCGACCATACGTGAATCGAACAGCACAAATTATGCGAGATCTTTCTGCTCGTACAGGAGATCCTATTTTTGCAAACCTTGCTGCTAGGGCAAGGTTGTAAAAATGTCAGATGTTTCTAGTGTTGATCAGCTTGAACAAGACCGTAATGCTGTAAGTAAAATTACTGCACAGTTTGGTATGGATAATCGTTTGGCGTGGCGTACGCGAATGATTGTTAATCAAAACCCGTATATGGCTAATCGCCCTGAAGCAGTTTTAAATCTTGCTCAAATGGCATTATCTGATAACGATTTATTAGCAAATGTTGGCCAAATGTACGGTATGGAAAATGCCTCAAACATGGCTGACGATCTTAAAAATTATTCACCTTCAATACAAAGATCTATTTATAGTTCATTAACTCCAGCACAACAAGGAACTCTTGTTCAAATGGGTTATGAAATTCCTAAATCTGATTTAAATAATTCGTCTTGGTTTGACGAAGTTTTAGGCGGTGTAGCTAAACCAGTTGGTGCTGTTATTGGTGGTGTTGGTAAACCACTAATGAAAGTTGTTAGTCCAGCATTACAATTAATAGATACAGTTTCAGATACGGTCATGTTTAGACCATATCGGACCATTCGACAGTTAGATGATCCAATACAAATTCTTGGTTTGGGTGCCGCTGTTGCTGGTGGTGTTGCTGCTGTAGCGTTAGCACCAGCAACATTTGGCGCAAGTTTAGGTACGTTGGGAACTTTGGCTATTGCAGGAGCAGGAGCCGCAGTAGGTGCTTCTGCTACTACTTTGGCAGCTCAAACTCTTATTGGTAACCCGCTTGATTGGACTAATGCTTGGTCTCGTGCAGGTAATGGTGAACGTTTATTTAAAGATAGCGGTTTACAAAAAGCTGAAGATATTCTTGGTGATTCACGTCTTGTAAACTTGGCTGAACAATTTGCTTCAGAAATGGATGACTATTCTTTATTAGATATTGCGCGTGACGTTGCTGGAACGGACCAAGGTTTAAATCCTACTGCACAAGTTAAAGAAGTTATTCAAGTTGCATCAAAGTTTGCTGATGAGGGAACTGCTGAACATAAAAAACTTGTTAGTGGTTTAACAGAACTATTAGCAAGCCCGTTGTTTCAAGATGCTGTAAAAACACTTGTTCAAAGTAAAATTAGTATCGGTCGAGATGTTGCAGGTGTTATAGGTTTAGATCCTGATTCCGATGCTTACCGCTGGGTTTCTGGTGGTATTGATGCAGCAACTGTTATTGCTCTTGACCCATTCATTATTGCAGGTAAATTTGCTCATGGCTGGCAGTTTGCTCGTCGTGGTTTACAATGGGCTGACGGTGCTGTTGCTGTTGAACGAGTACGTAAAGTTGCACAATTACCTGAAATGCAAAGAGTATTTAAAGAAGTAGCACGTGCTGTTAATGATGGCAATATTCGTCGTTTAGATCTTTATGCCCCTTGGATGAAACCAGCATTTGATGATTTACGACAGCAAAAATATCTTTTAGATGACTTGGCCGAAAGCGGAACTATTGCACGGCAACCCGATAAAGTATTTGATGAAAACGATGTTGTTGATTGGCTTGTTGGTCAAAACAACCTTAAATCAATTATGTCCGGAACTGGTATTATTAAAGGTGCTGGCGAAGGAACATTGCGTGGGTTAAACAAAACTCAATATGCAATGCGTACTGCCAAAGGTACTGTTAAAGAATTTTTCCGTGGCGTTGATGAAGTTGCAGCAAAAAAACTTGGTCAAGGTAAAACGCTTGCCCAAAAAATATCTGTTCCCTCAATTGGTAATACAACACCATTGCAATTACAAAAAATTGCTGTAGACAACCCTTCTTTTTATGATGACCTCGTTCAAGATTTACCTGTTGAGTGGCAAACTAATCCACATTTAATTGATGCTCTTAACCCTAAAGCTTTTGAAACAGGAACATATTTTGCCAACATACCTGGTGTTAAATCATTAGGTGCTTTTGTAAACGCAATAACAAAAATGGTTCCAGGAAGATACGTTAAACTTGTTGGCGCTGAGTCAATGCAAGAGATAGAAAACTTTGTTGACCTTTTCCGTGTAGCAGCAGTACCTGATTCAGTTCGACACATTTGGAAAAAAATTATTCTTGATGCCCCAGATGTTGGAACACGTTTAAACGCAATTAGTTCAATGTACCGAAGTTTTTTTGATGCAGCAGGATTAAAATTAAGTGACGATGTTGCCGAATGGGCAGACGATCTTCTTAAAGCAACTAAGCAGTCCTACTCTATTGGCCCTAATGGTCGTGCAGTTATTAACGGCACAGAAACAATGCGGGCAGTATTACCTTTTGCTGATAACGCTGTTGCTATAAGCATCCCAGATTTACAGTCAATACGTAAAGCCGCACGTCAAGGTTCAATTATGCGTGTTATGGCAGGCATTCCAGAATCAACACCAATTAAAGCTTTCCAAGATAAATATTGGAAACCAGCAGTTTTGCTTCGTTATGGTTTTGCTGTACGAAACGGCATGGAAGATCTTGCTGGTTGGATTAGTCGTGCTGGTATCGGCTATATGGCTCAAGAGTTTGCTTCACGCAACTTAGCCAAACACGAACTTTTTGATGAAGCAGTAACACTTGCACGACAAGGAATTAAAGTATCACCACAAGAAGAACAAGCATTGCTAAGAAATTTTGGCATTCCAGCACACATGCGTCCGGTTCAACGTATTGTTGAAAAGATTGGTGTGGCTGGAGACCCAGCTTTGCTTGGGCTTCAACATTACAACGATTGGTTATACGAAAAATTAGCTAACGGTTTTGGTTCTAAAACTTTGAATGGTTGGTTAAAGAAAATAGATGAACTTCCAACAGGAGGTTCTGGTTGGGCTGTTGGCGACAAATGGCTTGCTCCCGACACATTAAAAGCAAACTTTAATAGCAATATAAAAGCATTGTTTTTAGGTAACCCATATTCAAGTCGTCGAATGATGATGGGTGGAGTTAACGTAGAACTTTTAGAATCAGCAAAAAGTTTCCAAAACATTTTTGGTAAATCGTTGATGGAAAAAATTGGTACTACTAATCTTCTTCCAGGACAAAGACCCATTACTGGAGAAGAGTTTTTCCAAGCACAAGTAGGACAAAAATCTAAACGAGGTACTGGCCGAATAGATTTTCTTCATGCTAATGGTGAACGAACTGTCGTTGCAGTAGGTGGTCCTAAATCTCGTTTGTTACAAGATGGTCATCATGCTGTTTTGGAAAGTGTTGCACGATTAACTGACGATGAGGCTGGGGCATTAGCTCTTGGTTATGTCCAAAAAGTTATTACAAAAGACATTTTAAAAGATATGTCAGAACAAGAAATACTTGATTTAGTTCTTGATTGGAAAATTCTTCTATCAACAATTGGATCTGATGAAATTGGCCAAGACCTTTTTCAAATATATAGAGTGCTAAACGAATCTTTAGAAGAACCAGCCGTTGCTGCTAAAAGATTTCAAGCTTTAGTAAAACAATTTGAACTTAAAAATTCGCATTTTGTCCAACCTTTGATGGATCTTCAAAAGCAATTTGGTGGTTTGCGTGCTCCTACATGGGGTGATTTCCAAAATGTTTTTGGACCATGGCGCAAAGATACAAGACGAGTAGGAAAAGTACTTGATAAATTTCACGCACTACATATTAGAAATATGTCTGAAACTTCGCTTAAATGGACATTTGCAAATATTCATTTAGATTACGTATCAAATGGTAGGCATTTAAGTCCAACAGAAATTGAACGATGGAAACAAGAAATAAATCGTGGCCTTCCAGCAACTAACGAATTTAATCAAATTGGTCCATTTTATGCTGACCGAGATACGGCTTTAGCTAGTGCTAAAAATGATTTGCTAGAAAAATTTAATCGTGGTGAAGGTAAGTATGGAGAACTAAACCAAAACCGTGAATTTATTCCAACAGTACCTGGTACTGAAGTCAGAGTAATGTTGTTCCCACGGCTAGGTACAGGCCCAATTGACCCAAAGTTTTTACAAGGAACTTTAACTGATTCTTTAGGTAATATTGATTTAGATAATTTAGCTTTTAGTGTTTTTGGTTTAGATGTTGCAACTTTAAATTCGTCACAACTTAAAGCTTTGCAAGGTATTGGCGATCAAATTCTTAATTCAATTTTGACTCGCAATGAACTAGTTCTTGCTGGCATGAATGATGCTCAAATATTTAGATTACGAACATTAATTGATACTGCTTTTAAAAATGCTGGTTACCCAGGTATCCCAGATATTGCACGAGCACGTTTAATGGTTGGTGGCAATAGCGCATTGACTCAGGCATATCCTGATATTGCTGAACGTATTCACACATTAAAAACAGGACCAAGTGGAGCTGATCAAGTATCAGTTATTGGTTGGGATCAAAATGTTTATCCGTTGACACGAGATTACCTCGACACTGCTACAGCAAATATTGGAAACGAAACACTAGTAGAAACACTAATTACTGCCGTAAGAGATCGTGTTACTGCTGGCCGACGAACAGTATTTCATGTTGCTGAAGATCAAACTTTGTATCGAAACCTTAACGGCAAAGCACTTCAAGTACCACCTGGAACAATTATTGATACAACTGATACATATTTCTTAGATACCAAATTAAGTAAACCAGTAGAGTTAGGAAATCAAAGATACATTAAATCTTCTGCTGTCAGCTTTGAAGGTAACGATGAAATTTTATGGTCAATTGTTTCACCTATTTCTTATGATCATGCTGAACTTGTTTCAGGTAAAATGCTTGAAGCTCCTAAAAATAGTACACCAGTATTTGTTGATGGAAAATATGTTGATGTGTCAACAGAATTTGATCGTCTAAGAACTTCGTCAGTACGAGATGTTTCTAAAACATCTGCTGGAATGCTTCCAGATTTTGAAATAGCAAAAGTATACGAACCAAAGTATACGAACGCTTGGGATCGTTTTGTTCAGTACGGATTCAATAATGTTATTGGATCTTCAATTGATGCTATTGCTCGTCGCCCAATGGCTTTCCACGCTTTTCACCAAGCACGATCACGTAACATTAAATCTGTTGAATGGTTATTCCGAGGTACGCAAGCCGAAGCAACATTAAACAGTCGTATTTCAATTCTTAACGGAAAAAAAGTATTTGCTACTGCCGGTCCTGCACAAATGCAAAAGTTTGGTGACGTTGGTCGTCTTGCAGGTGAAGCGCATGCTGTTGAAGGTTTTAGACATTGGTCGGACCGTGAAGCATTTGCATATCTTAAGGGATTCTGGAATCATTCCGATCCACAGCAATTAGATAATTTAATGAACCAAATAAAAGCTGGTGTTGCTAGAGGTTCTGAACAATTTAATGATGCACAAGCAAAAGCTTTAGTACGATGGTTTGAACGAAATAATGGTAACTTGGCTGTAACTTTGCCTCATGATGTTGACGCTTTTGATTTTGTAGATCATATTGACGCTTACTTTGGTGAAGGTTCAGCACTTTTAGGAAAACCTATTACACCAAATAAACTTTTGAATGGTGGTCCAAACGGACCAGCTATGGGACTTTATCGTGATTTAGAAATAGAAGATTGGGACGCAATTAAAAAAGCGGCAGAAGCAAAAAAACTTGCTTACACAAACGCCGAAGAATATGCTGCCGAATACGCAATCCGTGACATTATGCCATTTATTGACAGTCACGAATTCCGTTCACAATTTGCTGATTGGGCTAGAGGTTACCTGCCTTTCTGGTATGCACAAGAAAACTTTTTAAAACGTTGGGCAAAAACATTTACCCTTGACGGTGCTGCTGGAACATTTGCTCAAGCAAGAAAAATGCAATTAGCATTTACTGGTCTTAAAACTATGGGTGTTATTCGTGAGGATGCTCAGGGTAAAAGCCATTTTGTTTATCCAGGATCTGATCTACTTATTGAAGCTGTATCAAAAATTCCTGGCCTTAACTTGTTGCCAGTTCAAGCAATGTTACAAAGTCCTGCTGATCGAATGATTCCTGGTTTTGAAAGCAATGTCGCTGCTGCTGGTGTCACTCCTTTGCTTGGTATGCCGTTAGAGTTTGTTCAAAGTTTGATGCCCGAAAGCCAAGGTATGCGTGACTTGCAACGTGCTTTAGTAGGCGACATGGCTACGACTCGTTCTATGTGGGACTATGTTGTGCCTGCTTCAGTTAAAAATAGTTTTAATGCTATTACTGCTTACGCTGGTATTAACGACAGTAAACCTAATGAAAAGATTGCTTCAGCAATGATGGCAGCAATGGCACAACTTGAAGCCGTTGATCAAGGTTTGCCTGATGATGCTACGCCTGGCCAAATTGATGATTATCTTCGTACCGTGCGTAATCATGCTCGTACTATTATGATAGCTCAAGCTTTGGCTGGATGGTTTACTCCTGGACCGGCTGTTGCTTTGCAAGTTAATGAGAATCAAACATCTATTTCTTGGTTGACTGATGGGGCTATTACTAACCCAGCAGAATTGTTGTCGTCTACTTACTATGAGTTGATTCAGGAACTTGGTATTGAAGAGGGAACAATTCGTTATTTAGAGTTGTATCCCAATAACCGTATTAACGATGTTGTTAATCCGCTTGCTTATACTGTTGCAAAAAGTACTACTCGTTCTGGTGCGCCTTTGCCTTCAACTGAAGAAAGTATTAGTTTTTATTTTGATAACAAGAATTTGTTGGATCAATACCCTGAAGCTGGTGCATGGTTGTTGCCTGCTTCGGACAGTAAAGAAGATCGTACTAAGTATGCTTACGACAACGAAGTTATTGAAGGTTTAAGATTCTCGAAAACTCCTGACGAATTTTTGACTGAACTAAAATTTAAAGAAGGCGCTAACCAATACTTTACGGCTCGCCAATCATATTTGGATCAATATGAAGCGTTGAGAGATGCTGGTCAAAAAAGTAAAGCGGCAGCATTAAAAAATGCGTGGGATTCTGCGTCGGCTATGTTCCGAGCAGCTCATCCTGTTTTTAATGAGCGTCTTGTTAGTTCTGATGCTCGTACACGTAGGGCGCGGACTATAGATCAAATGAGATTGCTTATTAATGATCCTGAGGTTCCGCAGTCGCCACAGTTTAAAGGTTTGCGTATTCTTATGAATTCGTATGATTCTTATATGGTGAATAAAGGAAGTTTGGGTTTAAATAAATCTGCTCGTGGTAGGGCTACTTCTGAGGTTCTTAAACAACAGTTTGAACAATGGACTTCTAATTTCTTGTTAGAATATCCTGAAATAAATACATTTTGGATGACGGTTCTCCGTCCAGAGACAGGACTTGACTAATGCCAGATAACAATAAAAACGAATTTATTCTTCCAGATATTTATTCTAGTGATACTTTTGTTGCTTTTGCTAATGCTAATTTTCCTACTTCAGAAATTTTGTCTGATAAAGAAATTGCTAAAGATTATATAACTAATTTTCTTGGTAAAAGTGTTACTTCTGGTAAGGGAGAATTTAATCTTCTAGTATTAGAAGAAGCTATACAATTTTTGCCTGAAGTATTTAAACGAAAAGGTATGCTTGCTAACGTTGATATTCGTCCACTAATAGGTGCATTTACTGATTATGTTGAAAAAGGTAATTATTTACGTGATCCTAAAGACATGAAATTTATTACTGGCGATATTAACTCGCGTTATGAAACAATTGCAAAAGAAAAAATTGCAATAATTGCTGCTCAACAAGGAGTTGCTCTTAATGACGAACTTTTAAATATTGAAGTTAATAAAGCGTTAAATAATTCTAATGGTTTTTCTCCTATTAAATATGGTGAAAATGTTGATTTTAAATTAAAAGGTGAACCAACTTCAACTACTCCTTCAGACACAACTGTTACCCCTACGGAAACAAATAATCAACCAACCATTGATGAAGAAGGCAATTTTGTTTTTGACGTTAATGCTGTTTCTGGCGAATTAGGAGGTTTATCTTATAAACAATATTTACAACGTTACGCAACAGCAACAATTGAAGATCTTTTACGATTAGAAGATACCGGAGAAGTTACTACTAGCGAAATTAATGCAGGAGAATTTGTTGCTAATTTGACAGGAAAAGTTTCTGGCACTAACGGCACAACTCCAGTTATGTGGAGTTTGGCTCAAGCCAAAGAATACTTATGGTCTCTTGATCCTAATAAAGTTGCTGATCTTCAAGACAGTTTAAGAGATGCGGGATACTTTGATAAATTAGGGGCTTACCCATATAAGGGTGACAAAGATGAACCAACCGTTTTGGCTTGGGATTTGTTTTTGGCAGATGCATTGCGTAACGGCCAAACACCATCTGCACGCCTACAAGGTGCTTCTGATGCTTTTGCTCAACGTATGGCTTCCGGTCAAGGAAATTTGTTTATGGATGAAGAAGATGTTAAAGGTGCTGCTTTGGCTTTGGGTTCAAAAGTGCTTAATCGTGGCTTGGACCAAACGGAACTTGAGACTTTAACTGCTGCTGTTCGTAATTGGGAAAGAGAAGCTTATAAAACAAAAAGCACTGGGCAGAGTGAAACGGGTGATATATTTTCTGAGGTAGATATTACTGCAAGGATTAACAGTTATATGCAAGAAACCTATAATGAAGAAACTGTAATAAATAGTTTACCAGAAAATATTAAATTCTTAAAATCGGTTTTTGGGTGAGTGAGTAATGGCTGAAACAAACGACAACAAATTAATTACTGCTAAAGATGCTTTTGGTGAAACTGTAACCAAAACTGCTGCATGGTTTGGCGCTCAACTACAAATTTTTAACGAAGTTCCAGGTTTGCGTAAATATCAAGCCGCTTTAAATATGGCTACAGATCTTATTTATGATCGTCAAGGCGACAAAAATCTTAACTGGAATGATGTTTGGACTATTGGCCGAACTCACAATATTCCAGTTAATGCTATTAGATCTTCTGGTGGTGGTGGCGGTGGCGGGAAATCTGCTGAGGAACGTAAGTTTGATATTCAATCTTTGGCTGTAACTGTTACTAATGAAGCTAAAAGACTTGGTTTGCAATTAAGTAATGATGCTGTTGTTTATGTGGCTACTGTTGCAGAAAAACAAGGGTTTTCGCAAGAACAATTAACAAGCACTTTGACAGGAATGACTGATTGGTCTGCTTTGCAAGAAGGAGATTTAACAACAAACGTGTCAAAATTTAAAGAGTTGGGACGCAACTATCTTGTAAAGATTGATGATAAAACTGCTCAAGATTGGGCTGTTCGTATTGCCAACAAATCTCTTTCAGAAAACACTGTTCAATCCATTATTGCTCAACAAGCAAAAACTTTGAATCCGTGGCTTACAGCAACTATTGATTCGGGTATTTCTCCTATGGATGTTTTGTCTGCTTCTCGAAATAAAATTTCTGATAGTTTAGGAATTGATGGTTCAGCAATTGATTTTACTGACAACCAATATTTAAAAATGGTTACAGTTGAAGATCCAAAAACTGGTACACGGTTGGCTACAAATAGTGAATTGCAAAAGAATATTCGTACTGATTCTCGTTGGGGCAATAGTAAGGAAGCTAAAGATTTAGGTACTTCTATGGCTTCTACTTTAGGTAAAATATTTGGAAGGAGTGCATTCTAATGGCAAGTTTTTCTGAATTAGCAACAATACTTTCAGACTACGGTTTGGGTTCACTTTTTACTGTCAACAGCGACGGTAGCCCTGGTGGATGGTTGTATGAACAAATGATTAACGGCAACGATGAACCTGTTAGCCTTGCTTTAGCTCTTGAACAAACACCTATTTTTAAACAGCGTTACAAAGTTATTTTTGATATGCGCGAACGTGCTAACAATGGTGAAAACGTTGTTGTCCCAACAGTTCAAGACGTGTTAAGTTATGAGCAACAATACATGCAAGTTATGTCTGCTGCCGGTGTGCCTTCATGGTTTTATGATTCTTATACTGATGCTCAGGATGCTATCCGACGTAATCTTACTGTTGAACAAATTTCTAATCGTATTGGTGCTTCTTATGGTGTTGTTCAATCTTTGCCTTCTGAAGTCCGAGATATGTTTAGAGAGTTTTATGGCGACGCTACCGATGGTGCTCTTGTTGCTGCTGTTTTAGATCCTGAAAAAACTTTGGCTCAACTTGATAAGGCCACTCGTTCTGCTGCTATTGCTGGTTTTGGTGCTAAACAGAATGTGGTTGTTAGTAAACAGCAAGCTGAAAGTTATGCTGGTTTAGGTAAATCTATTGCTGAATCCCAGCGTGATATTACTCAGGTTGCTTCGTTTAAGGATTTGACTACTAGCACTATGGGTGAATCAGGCACAGAGCTGGCTGGCGATGTGGCTTTCCAGGCTGGCGCTATGGGTGATGCTTCTGCTACTAAGCAGTTAGAGGACCGTTTGTTGGGTCGTCAGAGCCGTCAGCGTGATGCTGCTGGTGGAGCATATGTTGCATCTGGTGGTACTTCTGGTTTAGGATCGCAACGATAATGGCTCCTAAGCCTGTTGCTAATCCTCGTAAGACTGCACGGTTTTATCAGGCTAATCCTGATGCTCGTAAGGTTAAAGCTAAAACTGATACTCAGTTTAATAAGTCTGATGCTCAAATGGCTAAACGTCGGGAACTTGCAAAAGCTCGTCGTGATAAGGGTATGATGGGCAAAGGAGGTGCCGACTTGTCGCACACTAAAAATGGTAAGTTAATCAAAGAAAGTGTTTCGAGCAATCGTGCACGTAACCGTGGAAAGAAGTAATTATGGCTGCTAAGAAAATGACTCCTGCTCAAGCTCAAGCTTTGAAAGAAGCTGGCAAATTTTTTGGTGATTCTAAGTTAGGTAAGAAGCGTATTGCTGAGTTTAAGAAAACGCTTGCAGATGGTTATGCTGGTTTGACTGTTAATCCTCAAATTAAGCCTAAAAATTCTCAACCTTTAACTTCTGGTCAACGTGAAGCAAAACCTAAAACTACTCGTGTTAATCCTTTAACTTCTGGTCAACGTGAAGCAAAACCTAAAACTACTCGTCCGGGTCGTGGTGCACGATAATGCCTAACGTTGGTGGTAAGAAGTTTCCTTATACTAAAGAAGGTATGGCTGCTGCCAAGAAAGCTGCGGCTAAAAAAGGTGCTAAGGAGAAATATGCTTCTCCTAAGGCCAAGGCTAAACATGAAAAGAAAGAAACCCCTGGCATGAAAGCCAAAGAACGAAAGATGGGTAAAAGCTGATGGCAAGTTCTAAAAAACCAGTTCCTCCCAAGCCAGTAAAAGATGGTATTCGGAAAAAGTCATCTACAACTAGCCGTACTGGTAGTGCCGATTCTATGTCACGCGCACAAGCGGCGAGTTTAAGGGGTGCAGCAAATTATTATTCTGGACGAACTCCTTTAAAACCAGAGACTTCTGCTGATACTAAAGCAGGGCGAGGTAAGGCTCGTGTTTCTCGGACTATAAGTAACTTTGGTTCTGAAGGACCTAAGAGGTCTGGTGGAATGCGTAAACGTGGTTCGGAAGGCCCAACTATTCCGGCAGTGCGTTCTAGTACTGGTTGGCAGGCTTTTGAAGAAAAACTTGGTAAAAATGGTCTTGCAAATACTGGTAAAAGCGGATATCGTAAAACGGTTACGGAACTTCCTGTTCCTGGTACTAAACGTGGTAAAAAGAAGTAACATATTTAGGTAAGAGTTGTGGTACATTAAGTTTAATTAACGGTTTTTAAACCTCAGAACAAAGGATAAATATCATGAAGGAACGTGCAGGTAAAGGCGGAGTAGCAGCCAACAGTGTTTATTACACTGGTACTCAGAGAAGCAGCAACAACGCAGATAGGTATTGGTCGGCTCAAGGAAATACTGGCGCCAATAACATGAAGTTTAAGATTACTCAGTTGCAAGACAATGGTAAGACTTTGACTGGCAAAGGTAAAACTTTGGCAGAAGCACGAAAAGCATTGGACTCGCAAATTAAGAAGCCCACTGTAAAGCCAACAACGTTCTTGCAGTCAGCTAAGCCAGCTAAGAAGGCTGCGACTAAAAAGAAGTAATGGCTTCTAAAAAAGATCCTAGACTGTCTCGTGCAGGTGTTTCAGGCTTTAACAAGCCTAAACGTACCCCGAATCACCCTAAAAAGTCTCATGTTGTTGTAGCAAAACAAGGCGAACAAGTTAAAACTATTCGGTTTGGTCAACAGGGTGTAAGTGGTTCACCTAAAAAAGTTGGTGAATCTGCTTCATATGCTGCTCGTCGCAAATCATTTAAAGCACGACATGCCTCTAACATTTCTAAAGGAAAAATGTCAGCCGCATATTGGGCTGACAAAGTTAAATGGTAGGGTACTTGACAGTACCGACTATATGATATACTTTTATCTGTATAGGTGAGCTACGCAAGTGGCCCTATAGATGTGTGCTACTTACGTGGCCGTCAAATTAATCCTCACAAAGTCGCCGCAATGTGGGTGTAAGTCGAGTCGGCTGTTGACAAAAAACCATTGAAGGGAAACACTAATGTCAGAAGATATTGAAATCATTGAAGAACAACACGATATTAAGTCGTTGCGTAAGGCAGCCGAAGCAGGAAAGCAAGCTCAAAACGAGTTGGCTGAAATGAAGCGGGAACTGTTATTTGCAAAGGCTGGTATTGATACTGGTAGCAAAATTGGAAAGTTGTTGTTTAAGACTTGGGATGGTGAAGATCTTGATTCGCTCAAGACTGAAGCCTCTGATCTTGGAATTGGTGGCGTAGAAGCGCCACGTAAGAACGAGATTGAAGTTGAAGAACGAGGACAACAGGATTTTCGTCAAACTTTTGCTAAGGGTAATGTTGGTGCTCCTTCGGAAGTTCCAGAGCGTGACCCATACGACGAAGCTTATGATCTTTTTCATGAGGCTCGGAAGCGTGGCACGACAATGGACGATGCCGGACTTGCAGCAATTGACCGTGTTCTAGTGGCAGCAGCATCTGGTGACAAGCGTGCAATCTTTGACCCGAATGATTGGGCTAACCAAGCTCGTTCAGTCGGACACCGATTTGATCGGTAGTTATGGCTCTTTGTGAGATTCCAAACTGCGAGGAACACTATGGGTGTCGCCTCAAAAGTAAGGGTTTACAAGTGTCGCCATCGGCTACTCCAAGTCGGCATAATGGGCGTCGCAAGCAAGTAGAACCGCCTTCATGGAATAAAGGAATCGCTTATGACACGCGAGCAGATGGGTCCAAAATGCCCATCATGAACGCCGACATGACTCCTGTACGCATGAAGCAGGCTAGTGAGCAACGCCACAAAATCAACGACCACTTGCGAGCTTCTCGCATCAAAACCACAAAGGATTAATTATCATGGCACAAGAACTTGTTGGCCCAAACTTTTATTCATATGACCTCCAGGTCGAAACTAAGATCAATATTGATGAATTGATCTACATCCTTACTCCCGACGATCTTCCGTTGCTTTCAGGTATCGGTTCAGACGGTCTCGGTGTAATTGGTAAGGCTCCAGTTGACAACACTATTTTCTATTGGCTTGAAGAAGATGTGCCGTTGCCACGCTCAACCGTTGCTACCGCTATTGCTTCTTCTGGAACCACCTCATTGGTTCTTCCCGCCGAAGGTGCAGTCAAGTTTGCTGTTGGTGACGCTATTCGTGTAAACAACGAAATTATGTTGGTTACCGCAAACAACACCTCAACGGAAACTTTGACCGTCACCCGTGGCGCTTTGGGAACAACTGCTGCATCTTCACATGCTGTCGGTGCCGAAATCATTGGTCTCGGAACCGTTCTTGCAGAAGGAGACATTGGAACGGCTAACTTCCAAGGCCGTGACAAGTACTCCAACTACACGCAGATCTTCTCAAAGAAGCTCACCGTGTCACGTACTGAGCAGAGCATCCCCAAGTATGGTGTGCCGAACGAATTGAACAAGCAGATGCGTAACGCTATGCTTCACTGCAACGTTGGTATTGAGCAGGCTGCTTTGTACGGTATTGGCTACGAAGATGCCGCTTCGCGTGTTCGTTCAACCGCTGGTTTGAACTCGTTTATCACAAGCAATGTTGACTCGTCGTCATCGTGGATTACTGTTGGTGCTATTGAAGCTCTCCAGCAGACCGCATACGACAACGGTGGTATGTTTGACTTCATTACCGCTCGTCCGGCTGCTTTCCGTGCATTGAACAACACGCAAGGTAACGAGCGAGTCCAGACCGTAACGGTTGAAGATGCTCGCCGTGGTCGTCGCCGTGCACAGACCGTCATGACCGAATTTGGTGAAGTTACCTTGGTCCGTAACCGTTACGTCCGTAAGACGGACGCATTCTGTTACAGCCGTGACAACTTCATTCAGCGTGTATTCCAGCCTCTCGTGGCTCAGAAGTTGGCTAAGACCAACGACACGGATTCATACATGATGGTTGGAGAATGTGGATTCCAGGTTAAGGGACAAGATCATATGGCAAAGTTCAGTGCTCTGAACTTGTCAGCAGCTTTCCCCACTGCTGGAACCTTAGTCTGACCATAACGATGTAATGAGCGGGGGCTGTATCCCCTCCAGCAGTCCCCGCTCATTGCTTAAAGAAAGGAACGCTGTTGTCGCGCACACTTGTTAGCGCAGCGGTCCAGCGAGTCAAGCGTCAGCTTGCTTCGTCGTTCCGTTATGAGGTAAACACGCTTGCCTCCGATGTTGACTTGACGGATACGTCAGTAACATTGACCTATGAACTTCCTGCATCACTAGTCTCTGGTGCAATTTTATCTATTGCTAATGAAGAAATGCGTGTCATGTCAGTTGACCGTGTAGCTAAATCAGCAACAGTTCTTCGAGGCTGGAACGGCTCAGAAGCTTTAACACATACCGCTAACGATGAGGTTTACATTAACCCTCGTTTTAGTGGTTTACACATTTACGAAACTCTAATTGATGAACTCACATCTTGGGGTCCTGATCTATATCGCACTATGGCTCGCATTGAGGCTGTTAGTGACGGTTCACAAACAGTCCATTTGCCTGTTGCGTGGCGTAACATTTTTGGTTTAGTTGATGTTCGTCGTAATTGGACTGATGACGACACAACTTCCTGGGCACGAGTAGAAGGCCGTTTGCAACGTGGTGTTCCTGGCACTTGGACTAACGGTCCTGCTAGTGGTGTACTATTCCGTATGTTCCCACCGGTTTATATGGGTTCATTGTATTTTGTTGCTGCCGCTCCTCTTGATGTGGAAGCAATCTCATGGTCGTCTGATCTTGTTGACGATGTTGGTTTGAAGCCTTCTATGCTTGATGTGCTTGATCTTGGTATTAAGTGGCGTTTGTTGGGTGACTCTGAAGCTGGTAGGTCGGCTCGTGTCGCTCAGGACGCTCCTCGTCGTGCTGAGGAAGTTCCTCCTCGTACTGCATCTGATGAAGCTAACCGTTTATATCCGCTGTATGTGCGTCGAAAGGCTGAGGAAATAGACCGGTTGCGCTGGCAGTATCCGTTGAGGTTTACATGAGTTTTGCGCCGCTTCTTGGTAGAGGTTCTTATCCTTTTTATATTGGTACATCTACTTCTGATATTGCTACTCCATTTACTATTAAGATTGATGGACGCACATATCCGATTGATGTAAAGAACTACAAGCGGTCGTCTCTTACTTCGTTGCGTGATGCTGTTGTGTCTACAGGTCAGGTTGATGACTCGTTGTTTAACACTGATGGTGCCTGGTGGCGTTACCGTTATAACTGGTGGAGTGGTGCTGGCCAATCTAATATGGATCTTGGCGAAGATAGGAACGTGAGTCGGTTTGACTCAAGTGTTGGCATTAATGTGTGGGATGAGGGCGAGTTGTCGCTTCTTCGATCTACTTCTTTTTCTGATGGTGCTTTGACTGGTTCCGTAAGTTTGTTGTGTCCTACTGACAGTTTTCTTTATGCTTCCGACGGGGTATCACTTAAACGTACTTCTACTTTTAGTTCTTGGACTACTATTACAGGTATTAGCGGTACTATTCGTGATATTGCTACGGATGGTGTAACTGTTTATGTGGCTACTTCTGTTGCTTTATATACTGTTGGTTCAGGTACTTCGGCTACAAGTGTTGTTGCATCTGCTCATAGTCGTGTGTGGTTTGCTGCTGGACGACTGTTTGTTTCGGTAAATAATGTTCTCAAAGAATATAGCAATACATGGACAACACCATTTTCTGAAACACATTTTCAATCATCATTTGTTTACACAACCGTATTCGCTGTAGGTAGTAAGATTTATGCAGGCGGATATGCAGGCTCACGATCAGAAATCTTTGGTTTTAGTATTGGCTCTACGGGAGCATTTGTTAAAGGTGCAGAAGTCGTATCTTTATCTATTAATGAACTAATACAACACGTCACTAGCCATGCCGGCGTGGTCATATTTTGCACAAATAAAGGTATCCGAATGGCTACCGTAGCGGCGGATGGAAGCCTTACCTACGGTCCACTTATTGACACACCAGGTTCTGTTACATCAGCTCAAGCCGAAGGACAGTACGTCTGGTTTAACTGGCGTTCAATCGATGCAAATAAATCAGGAGCTGGGCGACTTGATCTTTCTAACACTCCTCGTCCTATGCAGCCTGCCTTTGCGACAGATGTGTATGCCGATACCGCAGGCACGTGTACTACTGTTGCTCGTTTTAATAGCCGCACAGTATTGGGTATCCCTACTATTGGCGTATATGTTGAATCAACTACAGGGTATGTAACTAGTGGCTATATTAATTCTGGGCATATTTATTACGGCACGGTAGAACGCAAATCAGTAACAGATCTCAGTGCCGTATTCCAACCATTAGCCGCCAATCAATCTGTAACAGTAAAAATATATGATGACCAAGAACTACTTTTGAATAGTGCTGGTAGTGGGGTAGTAAACAACACTCGTATTATCGTCCAATTAGATGGTGAACAAGGCGACTACTTTAAAGTTCGTGTTGAACTTGCTGGCCCTGGTACATCTACACCAACATTTGAACGATGGAGATTGCGAGCATTCCCTATTGCTCCTCCAGTAGAACAATATGTAATCCCTATACTTTTGTATAGTAAAACTATTGTTAACGACTCACAAGGACAAATGTTCTCGTTAGATACAGACGCAGAACTATTATTCTTAAAACAAATATGGGAAACAAAACGGCCTGTCAGTTATGTAGAAGGAACAACTTCACGCCGTGTACGTTTAGAAGCATACGAATACTCACCAGACGACTGGTCGGACAACCAAACAGGCTTTGAAGGCACAATGGTTGTAAGATTAGTGACACTATAGGAGACTAAAATGGCAGACGAATACATTCTTAAAAGCTTTGATGGTGGTGCACAAACCACCACACTTACAGCAGGATTTACTTCCGGTGGAGCAACACTTGCTGTTGCTAACGGCACCTCATTCCCTGATGGTTCATCTGGCCCATTTGTTGTTGTAGTTGATCGTGGTTTGGCAACTGAAGAAAAGTTTTTGATTGACACAACATCAGGAACAAGTAACGTTACTTTTACTATTCAGCAAGCAGGATATGACGGTACTAGTGCAGTAAACCACAACGCTGGCGCAACCGTAGACCACTGCCTAGATGCATACACAGTTGAACAAGCGAACCGCTACGTCAATCTTCAATCAACCAAAGGCTCATTAGTCACCCATACGGGCAGTACAAGTGTTGCTATGGCCGCTTCAGGTACAAACAACCTGACACTATTAACCGACAGCACAACGGCTAACGGTATTAAATGGGGGCAAATAGTTGAAGCCACCATTACAACAGGCGCAGTCTCACTAGCAAAACTTGCCACCGCAGTACAAAACCTTCTTGTTCCCGCCGGAACTATCTCAGCAACTGTTAGTGCAACAGAAGCTGATGGCTGGAAGTTTATGGGTCAAACATTGACTAATGCTGAAACTTTGTATCCATCACTATTTACTGTGGCACCAGCAGGCTGGCGTACGGGAACAGCACCGAACCGTAACCTTGTATTACCAAGTATCACAGACAAAACATTATTCCAAGCTGGAACAACAACACTAGGTTCATCTGGTGGTTCTAATACCGTAACAATTGCTAGCGGAAACCTTCCGACACACGTTCACAGCATTGATCCTCCATCTACCACTGTTTCTGTAACAGTAAACGATAACACCGTTGACCGAGTAACAAGACTTACTTCAGAAGTAGCAAACGGTTACGCTACTGGTATCAGCCCTGGTTCAACAGGAACTGGTCTTTTGGCTGGATCGGCAGGATATGGAGTTTCAAATACTACTTTTGGTATGTCTGTATCACATGAAACAGAACACACTCACACGGCTTCGGGTAGTGTTGATATTGCTGCATTCAACTCTGCTAACGGTGGATTTGCAAACACAGCTCTAACCATTACAAACGCTCACCTAGCAGTCAACTATCAGATTAAGGCACACTAATGACCCAATACACCGTACTACCTATCATCATGCCCTCCGATCTTGCAGGACAAAAGAACGGCGAACTCAACCCAACATTATTACGGGATATTAAAGCTCCAGGAGGCAAACTGCATCGTCTTGCAGCAACCGCATGGAACGCTATGCAACTACAAGCATACTTTGATGGTATTGAACTCAAGCATGTAGGCGCATATCGTCCACTAGCTGAACAGATTAATCTATTCAATACTCGTTATTCGGCAACAAAGACTCCTCGAAAGCCTGAAGTTACACGCACTTATCAGGGCAAAACATGGTATTTGAAGCCAGGTATGGCGCCGGCTGGCACCCCAGGGACCAGTAATCATGGGATTGGACTGGCTATTGATATTGCCAATTGTTCAGGTAAGCGTCTTGAATGGCTACTTGGTGACGGATTTATGACCTCCAACGCCCTCAAGTACGGGTTCTCTTGGGAGGTCAAGGACGGAGCAAATGCCGAAGCATGGCATATCCGCTATATTGCTGGCGACACACTGCCACAGGCCGTTCTAGATGCCATTGCGGCCTTTCCAACACTAGACGTACGATAGTAACATGGCACCAACGAACAGCATATTTGATGACGATCCAAGCAGAGATGCCTACGACAACTACAAACGTGCCTTCCCAGACACACTACCAGACGAAGATGAATACAAACATTACGACAAACTATTTGGTTCTTATTATGACGGGGAATACGATCTAACAAAAAAATATCCCACTAAACCCCAGTACGATAACTAATTAAGGACAACAAATATGAAAATATTTATACGAATTGGCGCCGTTTTTGCATACTCATCCATGTCCATAATCGGAGGCGCATCAATCCTCGGCGGAATCCCAGTATGGAAAGCAGCTTTCCTAGCAGGTATTGCAGCCTGTGCGCAGGTAGTAGAGAGATTGGCACGTGCATATGCTGACGACGGCAAAATCACCAAAGAAGAACTCAACTCCGCCTTCAACCTCTCCGCACCCGAAGAGTGAATCGTGGAAGTCATTTGGGTTCCCGTACTAGTCGCCCTCATAGGCGGGCCACTCATGTGGCTACTATCAAGATTTGACAAACGAAACACACAACAACACGGTGCAAATATGCAAGTATTAGAGCGCATCGAACAAAAAATAGATACAGTAGACAACAGGCTATACGAACACGTAAAAGACCATCCGACTAAATAGAGGGAAACATGAACACCAATGAGGGGTCAGACGAGACACGTCTACAAGCAGAACTAATTAAACTACGACGCCAGCGTGACTCATCCAATAATCAAAACGCACATCTACTAGAAACAGTAGACGAACTCCAACGAACTATAGACCTCTTGGAATTAGTTCGTGATAGTGAATGTGAAGCACCACAATGGCTACTACCAAAGCCATCGGGTAAAAAGAAACACGCAACCTTAGCTTTACTTCTTTCAGACACACACTTTGATGAAGTAGTAAACCCTGAAGAGGTTGGTTACCTAAACAAATATAATCGCCGTATCGCAGAGATGCGCCTTCGTGCATGGACAGAAAACTCAGTCAAACTTGCCCGCCATTATTTATCGGGCGTCACTTACGATGGCGTTGTTTTAATGCTGGGCGGTGACACATTTAGCGGTGACATACATGAAGAACTAGCCCAAACAAATGCGGATACCATTCTTGGATCAGTACTTCATTGGACCGAGCAGTTGGCTGCAAGTATTAATGTGCTGGCTGGTGAATTTGGTAAAGTTCATGTTGCTGCCGTGCCAGGTAATCATGGCAGATTGTCACGTAAACCTCGAATGAAGTTGCGTTCTAAAACAAACATGGACTGGTTGCTTGCCAAGATGCTTGAGCGCACGTTTGTTACGGATAAGCGTGTGACTTTTCAAGTGGGCGAGAATGCTGACGCTTTAGTAAACATATACGGCAAAGGTCATCTGCTTACTCACGGTGATCAAGTCAATGGTGGTGGCGGCATCGGTGGTATCTGGCCACCCATCATGCGCATGCGAGCACGTAAAGCTCAACGGGCTATGGAAATCAATGAACCATTTCAGACTTTATGGATGGGTCACTGGCACCAGTTGATTCAGACCCCTGGCATTATTGTAAACGGCAGTCTCAAAGGGACTGACGAGTACGCATGGATTAATAATTTTGGTCACGAGGTTCCCCAGCAAGCTTTGGCTGTGGTCACTCCCGAACATGGTGTGACTATTCAAGCGCCAGTCTTTTGTATGGACCGCAAAAAGGAGAAATGGTGAACCCTGTTCTTGTTATTTGGCATGATGCCCACGCTGGCTCTGGTACATGGGAGCATTTACGCGACCTTGAAGATGACGGCAATTATGTGGTCCGGTCTATTGGCTATCTAATTGACGTTAAAAAGCATGGGAAAAAGAAACATATTTCAATTGCACAGTCGCTGAGTGAAGCTGATTGTGTAGACTCGGTTCTCCATATTCCTGTTGCCATGGTGCAGCAGGTTATCAAACTTGTTGAAGAGACCGTTAAAGAGGAACAATGCATCTCAATCCCAGTCAGGCAGACACAGCCATCTACTTCTTGGAGCGGGTCTCGCCCCGAAGTATGAAAGATCAAGAGTTACTTGCAGCAATTATTGATGTGTTAAAGAAAGGATTTCGTCATGACGTTTTTGGCGATGTATCTACGGGACACCAAAATTTGGCGTATCCTAGTCCGCGCATTTAAATGACCAAGGTTTCCAGCCACACAAACCTTTTTCTTCACGTGCTGACCATAGACGGTATGCGAAGTAAAGATTGTTGGCAGGAATAAATAAATCAGTAGGGAATGTCATTCCCATTTGTAACGCCCAATCAGTATGGACCTGATTAATTTGGGCCAATCCCGCATCATGTCCATTCCACGCAGAAGGAGTACATCGTGACTCACGATAAAGAACATATCCAAGACGAGGCCATTCGGAAGCGGGCCAACCAACTTCTAGAGCGAGGTCGTGCCATTCTCCGCATTGTCCCCAAATTGCCCGAGCCAGTTCAACTGTTTGCTCGTAAGTTAATTGCACGGGTGCAAGCGTTGTCGGCGGCGCAACCGTTGTTGTCGTGGTTGAAGTGGTTGATACTGCCGATAATTTTATGGGCGGTAATGATTCTTTCGCTGGTCCGCTGATAGCAGGACTGCAAGCAGATAACACAAATAGAGCTACAATAATTCTTTTCATCGTATTGCCTTTCAGTTAGGTATGGTACGGACAAGATTCATTTCTCGTCCTCCACGCACATGCTTTATGCAACGCGGGGGTTCATTAAGAACCACATTGGTAATTATACCATTGTCACAAGCAGGACACTTCCATACTTGTGATCCTTTGGGATATTCCCTTTGTTTACTCATTGTTCCTCTATAATAATGTAAACTAAGTCACATTTTCCGAACACTGGCTCTCTTGTTTCCACATACTGGGGTGTGTCATCCGGCCAGAGGTTTGCATCTGTGAGCCCGTCGATGATTGGTTTAATGGTCGGATAGTAATTGTGTGGGTCTCGTCGTCGGTTAGATGTAACTGGAAAGATGAAACGGATGACTGCTTTGTGGTCAAGTCTCCGCGCATCAAAGTCCATACGCCATGCACAAGCCGCATAAAACGCCGCATCACGCCAAGCTCTCTTCGTCTTGGCATTCCAAGTCCAATGTTTCCGTTGATTCATCGTCATGTATGGCCCTGGTTGTTCTAGCGGAATTACGATCCCATTCTCTTTGAGACCTAATTGTCCTGCGTTCACGAGCAGATTTTCCACCGTAGAATCCATATAAGTCCATTTCTGTGTTGAGTGCTGACTCTAGACACTCTACATTGACTGGACAAGATCCGCATATTTCTTTGATGGCATGTATATGTTTAACATCTACGCCTACTTCAGGGAAAAATATATTAACATCCATCCCTCGGCACATAGCATCTAAACGCCATTCTTCATTTTTGCGATCAAATATTCTCAAGTTGTTCACTTATCTTTTCTAAAATCAATTGAATAGATTCTAGTGTTTCAACAATCTGATGCAAATTCCTATTTGAATTAGCTTGGGCTGCACGATCACGTATTTCTCTATTAAGGTCATCAATTCTTTTGTCGTAACTCATACTGTTTTCCAAATCGGGATACCATCAGGACTAATACCTACAGGGATAATAGTGCCAGCAACCATACGATCATGCGCTGACTGCAACCGAGCATAGTTATCGTCAGTCAAAGCAAACTCTTTACCTTTGATCTGACGAACAATAGCCGACCACAACTGCAACCCATTTAACTCAAAGAACTCTGCGTCTTTGATAATCAAAGCACGTATCGCAACCTCACGAGGATCTTCGTCAACCAGCTCCGCTTCAATCACATCGTTATCTGACGCAACTACCGATGTGGTACGAGGCAACGCAACCTGTGTGGTCGTCATACCTATACCAGCAATTTGTGCATGGCCAGCAAGAATTTGATTAGGTGAATCCAACATAGTCAAAGTAGGACAAACAAAGTTACGCTTACCAGACGGACGCATCTGCGAACGCTTTTCAATACCAAGAGCAACACGGACCATACTGCCTGACTCATTCAACTGACTAATCAGATCAGCCATACCAGGCAACTCTTTCAAAGCATTCCAACCTTTAGTTTCTAAACGCCACACGCCTCGAAACGGCACATTAGGTAACAACACTTTGAGTCGTGTATGCGGTGAACATTCCATATTGTTTTTACCCACACAAATACAGGGCGTATCAACAGGCTCCCATTGACCAGGACCGGTCTGCTGAGGAACCTGACATTTCTCACCATCGCAACGACGCAACAAACCACTACCCGCATACATCTCATACCAAGTAGACACAGGGTTTGGCGGCAAAAACACTTCAATGCTATTACTCTGTGTTACTACTTCCCACTGATTATTAGGTGAAGCTTTAGGATCATTCCAAGGTTGCACTGTGCCACCATACTGTTGGGCTAAAGCTTCAATGCAATCTTTAAAGGGTGAAGTAAACCTGAAAGTATCAAGCGACTTCATAGCCTTACCTGTACGTATACCTAGGCGGATACGACCAGCCTCAGGTGCACGGGTCTCAATATCAGCTAACGGTTGTATTGGTCTCATAAGTTTGTTCTGCCTCCAAGGTCAGACGATCCATCTCTTTGAGATAAGCATCGTTCATTTCGTCATACCACGCATCTTCGTCATCTTCATTATACTCTGGCAGATCAGGCTCACTACTATCGGCGTACAAAAGTTCACCGCCAGATACAACAGTTACTCCAAGAAATCCCATGCCACGTTCTTCATATTGCATTAAGAATGTAAGTGTAGGAAATGGAACAGAGATCTTTTTTAGGAAGTCATCAGAGTACGGACCCCATGCAGTTTGATAATGAAAGATAGCTTCATCAGGTACGTCTTTAAATAACTGTGTGTCATAGTCGCCCCATTTAGTACCCCAATTACTTACGCACCATTCATACCAATGATCGGCTTCTTTATGTGCAACGGGGATAGGCATATGTTGCGAGATCACATAAGGTTCTTTTTCATCGCACTTAGTAATGTGAATGAAACGCCGAATGTCTATATCTGGCCCAGTAATTACTAGCGTATTATCACAATGATTAGGCATCAGCCCCATCCTCTCGTACGGTATTCTCTATCTTCTGGCGGATCAGGCGGTGTATTAAGCATCTCTAAATAACCTTCTACGCCACCCTTGTAGTCATTACTATCTCGAAAGTCATCTTCATCTTTGCCAGGATTAGCAAACATGTATTCATTTAAATGTTCCCAATAAGAATCAGACTCGTCATACTGCTCAGATGCTGACTCATACTCATCTTCAGCTTCATGCTCATCTTCATAAGGCTGCTCAAGCCATCTGTCATAATCAGTTGTCATATCAATTTCCTTTAGTAATCACTAATCTTTTTGGATAGGTATATAACGAACACGATCGTTGCTAGGAACACGCTGAACATAACCATTTTCTTCTAACACTCCTCGTACTTTTGCAAGTACATTACGTTGTTGACGGACACCACTAATACGTTCGGCACGCTCTAACAAATCATCATCAGACACAGGCTGATTGCCATTAACAATGTACGCATCTTCAATAGCTTGCAATGCTAATTTAGCTAATCCTTTGTCAGTACGTATCCGCCGAACAGCCTGATGGCTGGACGGCGGATCAAACGTACGAGCATCAGGACCAGCTGGTTCTAATGACAATTCAAGTTGCATCAGAACCCTTGGGTCTCTGCTTCAACACCAATGTAACGCACATAGATATCAAACAAAGAAGTACCCTTCTCGTTCTTACCTTTAGATACGGTACGAGCTTCAAGACCTTCATAAGTCTTGGCAAGTGTATACACACTAGATGCATACGTATCTGTACGCCACAACGCCCAAGCACCAGGGTTGGTTTTAAGTGCATCAACAAATTCGCCATGACGCGAACTCTTTTTTGCTGGTGGATTACTCCAATTGATTTCCATCATTTCTCCTTATTCATTCTCATCTTCGAGATCTTCATCATCCTCATCCTCTTCAGGAGGTTCAGGCATATCTAACATTGCAGGCATTTCAAGACCTTCCAATGCAAGCACAGGTTCAATGTCACCATCTAACTCACCGTTGTCATACATACAACACAACAATGCTTGAATAACATTCTCAGAACTAGCATTAAGCCATCCATCCCAAACATCTTCACAATCATCAAAGTCAAGACCAAGCAATGACTCAACAGAACTTTGTGCGTCATACATCTCATTAACAAGTGTACGAATAGAACTACGCAACATAACCTGACGAGCAGCATGACTCTTATCAGTAATCAAACTCTTGACAATCATCTTAGAAGCTAACTTATAGTTAACCATCGCATCATGATTGATCTTACGAACACGATCACGCTCATCATGGTAAGCATCCCAAGGATCAACCTCATCATTCTCAGCAATACGCTCAGCAACAATGATTCCGTTATAACTCTGATACAACACGTCAGAATCCGAAGGCATATACGATTCAAGTTGATCAGTAGCCATCACAGCAATTATTTCAACATTGAAATCTGGCCGACTATCAAGCACCGTATACCGAGACTTAAACTCATCAACAATCTTCTTGTCAAGAGCACGAGCATCAGCACGACGAGCACCATCAATATCCCAAGAACTAAACGAAACAGGATCAGTAGACTCGTTCTTCAAAGCCTTCTTAACCAAAGGCTTCAACGACTCCTCGCTAATACCAATCATCTGAACAGCATCAGACAACTTAAGCTTCTTATCAGCAAGCAATGAACGCACATCATCAGGCAACGTCAACAAATTCAAACGCTGAGAAACAAAACTTTGAGACCGACCAATCTTGTCAGCAATCTCAGTCTGATTAAACCCAGAATCCAACAAAGACTTAAACGCCTTAGCCTCATCAAGCGGAGACAAATCCTCACGCTGCAAATTCTCAATCAACATCACCTGGGTAACAGCACGATCATCAAAATCGTTACGCACCAACACAGGCACAAGCCAATCATCAGAATGCAAACGAGTCAAAGCCTCAAGCCGGCGATGGCCAGCAACAACGACAAAGCCATCCTCAACATCACCAAGTTCTTGAACAATCAACGGTGTCAACAAACCCACTTGAGCAATTGAATTCATCAAGTCAATGATGTTGTTTTCATCCATAAATCCACGCACATTATTATTAGAAGGATACAAATCCTTCAACGCAACATGAATGATTTCATTCTTCGTTATTTGTTGTTGTTCCATTTGTTTCCCTCACATATTCATCTAATGCATCATGATCAAGATCACGATCTAAAAACCCAACACCATCAGGTGTCGCTTGTGTTAATTCGAGCAAGTATTCGTAAACAAAATCTAAATATGTTTCGCTATCTGAATTTCTTACTAACGAATGTAAACCTTCATCGTTGTCCAACCATAAGACAACATTCCATGTCTCATAGTTTTTCCAACCGTTATACGTCGTATTTGTTTCCATATATTTCCTCCAAACAATTTGCACAATATTCTGCGCTATCGCCACCTTCATGGCAGCCATTCCAACCTTCATATTTCATATCGTGAACACGACAATATTCTTGATGACACCAATCACCACAAAATGGGATTACATCAACAAGATCACCGCCCAACACAACCTCTAAGTAATGCATCAGAACGGATCTCTAACAGTCACTGGAACTGCATTATCTTGAACACACTGTTCTTTCCAATCACAATAATCACAGAACCAAACCTTGCCAGTATCCTCAATGATCGTAGGTTCAAGAGCATTCAAACGAATCCACTGGCCACGACTCGGATCACTAATGAACGCACCATACGGAATTGAATCATCATGGATAGCAGTAGGCACAGTAAAGTCCTCAATACTCATCAACTTACTGACATGCGCAATACGATCAATCTCACGATAAGCAAGCGCCTCATACTCATCACGTGTGTAATGCCACTCAGCAGCAAACCTACCAAGATCACCAGGCACATACGACTTCATACTTGGTGACAGATTCTCCATTGCAAGATAAGCAACAACAACACGATCAGCATCAAGAGATAAAGCAGACAAAGCAGCCTGCAACACATGACCTGAACGTGGACCTTGCGCCGGACCCTTAAAGTCTGTAGCCATAGACTTGAAACCAAAACCATTAACAGTCTTGAACTCAACTACTGCATCAACAGAACCATCGGGATGATAAGTCACAATGTCAGCATGAGCAGAACCTTCAACACCAATGTTACGAAGATCAACCTGAACCTCAAACTTGGCGCTAGGAAACGCATTGGCCATAGCATCCTCTAACCCAGCATGTACTAATGTGCCTAACGACATTCGATAAGCATCAGCAATGTTAGGAATAGGACGAGGTGTATTAGCCATACCATAAGCCAACTGACGATCACAACGGAACGCAGCAAACGAAGCACGATACGGTAACCCTGCAACAGCAGTAGCACGCATATGCTCACCCTTATCTTGATACTGCTGATACCACGATTCGGCAACAGCTTTCACAAAGATTGGGTAACCTGTAGGCGGTACTCCACCTGAACGGTGTGACTCTGCCAACCCTGATAGATCTTTCTTAACCATTTTATTCTCTTTTCTGACTCACGGCGTGTCCATTCGCCTTGCCAATATGTCCTGCCAATATAGCAGTTACGCGGTCTTACTTCCTACATTGTCAGAGAAAATGTAATCATCTTCTTTCCAACCTTTAACTATTTGATCAGCATCAACTTCATACATCGCATCAAAGATACGACAGTCAATACACTGACATAACGCATGATGCTCGGCAATATCAACATCCTCTGATACTGCATACACATCTATTAACCCTTGAACATTCATAAGTAACCCTCCGTTACGAATAAAAATATTGAAATCAACTAAACATTCACGGCATAAAGACCAATAACCTTGGCCGAATACCGTAAATGCTTCAATAGTTGCGTGCTCTGATTTATGTGCCCTACATCTAGCGCACCTAATCATGTGCCTAGAATCCGGGATCTGATGTATCTTCCACATTTAAAATGCTGGACAAAAGATCACGCAACAAAGTGGCCTGTTCAATATCATAAATAAATAACTCCTTATATTCAATCTCTGTCTCTAGATGACAAATTAATTCCAAGACCCCAACCTCAGCTGAAGTCTTGGAATTAATATCATTCATAAGAAACACACCAACATCTTTAACAATTAAAGTACTTGGCGAATCCAATACATACTTTTGGATATCTGCTTCTGTAATTAACAAACTAACTCCTAATCAGAACGGATCTTCTTCGACCACAGTCGCATTGAAAGCAGCAGAAGCCGCAACAATACTAGGTGAACTAGAACCTGAACCGTTTTTATCGGTCTTAGTTACAACAGCAGTAGCCCAACGCAACGATGGCCCGATCTCATCAAGAACAAGATCGTAAGACGTACGCTTGTTACCTTCTTTGTCAACCCAATCCTTCTGCTCCATACGACCAGTAGCAACAACACGCATACCCTTAGTCATAGTGGCTGCAAGATTCTCAGCAAGTTCACGCCAAGCAGTAAAGTTAAAGTAACTTGTCTGCTCTTGCCACTCACCATTTACCTGGTACCGGCGATTAGAAGCAATACTTCCACTCACCATTGCAGTACCACTCTGCGTATAACGCAACTCAGGATCACCTGTAAGGTTACCTACAACATTAATGCTATTACTCATGTGCTATCTCCATATCTTCTAGCGGGATACCATATCCCACTTGTGCTTGTGTATAAAACGCATCAGCGTTAAACTTTTTGTACTCACTAAACGTATCGGCCAACATATATGCAAGCCGATCAATCATTCGTAACTGCGTGACACTAGAGGCATAACCCCTAGCGTCACGCAATGTACGAGCAACATCTGAATAAATCAAACTGTCTCTTTATCTGGCAAGAAACAATGTGCCTTACGCATAACCTCATCGTAAAGAAACTCGTCATACGTTGAGGCATCCCATTCAGCAACCTGCTTAAGGTCTAAGTAACCAAGATGAACATTCACAATTGGTGCATCATTAAACATGCCAAAGTAAACCTCGGCAACAATTGTTTCACCGAATCCATGACGAACAACAAGTTCGCCACCAGTGTAATCAGCAATCTTGAAATCAAGAATCTCATTCCAATAAGTAAGCAAATCATTTCGTTCATCTAGAGCATACGCCCATGATGAAGGTGTCTGCACTTGTAAAGTGACACCAGATGCACCGTTATAACTATCAGCAAAAGATATACTTGCTTTCTGCCATAGCGCAACAGCATCATCGATCTGTTCCGCTACCGCATCAGCAACAATCCGACGGCTCATATTGTTTGGTTTAGTATATTTCTTTGTCATTATGCCCTCCTAGGCTTCTTCAATATCATGGTCTTGATATTCAATATCGTCGTAATCACCACGAATTGAACATTCGAAATCACTGAGATCCATCTCTGCAGCTTTATCATTCGCTTCATCAATGTTACTAGCACTAATTTGTTGACTAACTTTCAAAATGAAAGTAGCACTAACTACATACTTCTGTTCGCGTTCTGGTAACTGTTGAACTAAACGCCCATTCAACTGGTTAACAAATTTATCGTAGTCATTACACCAATCACGTTTATTTGCTTCTTCTATTAAAGCTTCACCAATAAAACGAACATCTTGTTTGTGACGTTCAAGATTACTGATTGTAATCGTATGATAATACTTACGCTCACCATCAACACGAAGCAACTCGTCCTTCAACTCCTGAACAAACTCACTGTACCAGCGAGTCTGATCAGACCAAGTATCTAATGCATCGGGCAATGTACGGCTTAATAACTCTTCATTCATTCTGGATTTCCTCCTACTAGTTTGCCTTCTAAAAGACTTTGTGTATAAACAAACGCAACTTGAGCAATAGCATCAGCTAAGGCGCCGGCACCAGGATCATTCATAATCTCAAATTCATCAGTGTCTTGCCAAGCAACAGCACAATGACACACACCTTTATTCATCTGAATATATAAACGCATACGACGCGCATTAGGGTGCAAACTAGGCCGTTCACCAGTGTCGTCATTAGGTGCAGCCCAACCATGCATAGTTAGCATAGACACACCATCCATACCGTGATAAACAAACGGTTCAATAAGGTCATACGGTGAAGGATCTTCAGCCGCAACTACCCATGTGCCATTAATACGTGTGAACACAATTGCATCATGATTCCAACCGTGCTCATGATCATACACAGGATAAAACTCTGCGAAAATATCTTTTACTGATTCTATAGTTTTCATAACCCCTCCAGGCTTACTCATTTGATATAACCAACAACACTCTTATAACTACTAGCATTAACTTGCTCAGCATCACTCATCTGAAGAAGAGTAATAGCATTCTCAATTTCTTTTAATTCATGTGGATGAACCCACACAGTATCAATCATTTTTGGATACTTAATCATGTTACGAGGAACTTTAAAAGTAGCTTCTATAACTGGTTCTGAACACCAAACACGTGTTTGAATACTATGAAGCACAAGCTTTTGTGTATAAACAAACTCCAACAATTTCTTTTCGTACGCTTCAACAGCTGACTCATTCAATTGTTTAATGTTGTCATTAGCAATTTGCAAATCTTTACGCTCTTGTAACGCATCTTTCAACGCTTCAATTAACTTTAAACGATTAACTTTAATATTCATCTCTGATTCTCCAATCATCATCCTCATCGGACTCTTCATCGTCATGCTGTTTGGCATTAAACGTTTCTTCCCAGCAATCTTCGTGATAGCCAAGCTTTATCATCTCTCGTTGAGCCGGAGTCAAGTTAGGCCAAACATTCTGAATCAAATGACCAGAATCCCAGATCCTATACAACTCAGCACAAACAAGAACAAAACTTTTTTCCTTACAGATATAACACACACGTGTCAACTGATAAGTTTCTTTAGCACCCTGAGATAGATCAACTAGATCGGTCATACCAACTCCATTTCTGGATGAACTTCACAGCCGCATCCATCGCAAATAATCATGTGTCTAACAGGGACATGCATCTCATCCCAACCATAAATACCCAACAATTGAGCACTATCGTTATATTCATTCCAACAATTTGGACAATATTCAAAAAACTCTTTATCCAAACTGTCCTCATCCGTATATGAAACAAACGAAACAACATATTTAGAATTCATAACACTCCTCACCAAAACGGTTGATCCTGCATAGCTACTTTGACAACCTCAACAGGATTTGGGAATGACTCATCACCGTGATACTGGTAATTAATAACACCAATCTCACGATTTAAATCATCAATTTTACGCCACAAAGCACGAGTCCATCGAGCTTTACGACTAAACGGATTCCAACTGATCTCATCATTCTCTTCAATCTGACGTTCAAAGAAACTGATTTCAGTATTAATAAGCATCAACAAATTTAGATATTCTTTCTGATTCATAACAACCTCCAAGTAGTAGTAAAAAATATGACAACGCAACTATTTATGTGCCTGACGCGAGCCATTAGTCCCTAGGTAGAAACGTGATAGTGATGCGGCCGGGGCCGATTCGTTCGAGAGCTGGCTTGCCAGCGGTAGCGTCGTGCGGGGGCGCAACCCCGCTCTGGCATTTTTGGCTGAAAAAAAAAGAGAGGTAGGCTGGTGGTGGCTTTCGCCACCACCAGCCTTTACTGACTCAGAAGTCAGGTAGAGCAGGAACACCTGCTTTAGCCAACTCCTTTTCCTGCTCCTCATAGAGACGAGCCTCACGCTCATCAGCCGATTCTTCTAATCGCTGTGACTCCATTGAGTGACGGTAAAGAACCGACAACGCCTTGGCGATATCAGCCATCGTCTGTTGCGCTTCCTCTAAGTAGACGAAACCTTTGTACCACGAGTCAACATGACCCGCTGAAATTCGGTCAAAGTCAATGAAACTCATACCTTCGTACTTCGTTCCTTCACCACCAGCTCGAGTCGGCAAAGTGACTTTTTCACCATTGAACTTGACGAACTCCGACTTGACCCGCATGATGGCGTAATTCCAACCATACTTGGCGTTCGTGTAACTGCCACCTGGTACTTCTACACACACTAGGTAGTCACAATCCGTAGACATAACACCATCGCTAGTCAATGGCAACCAGAACTTTGAGTACGCAACCGACTCAAACTCAACCAAAGACTTGCGTACTGGCCGACGCTTCTCAGAACCATCGTCGTTGATGATCGTTGACCAATGTGAAATTTGAGCCAACTGGATCATCGCCGACTTGGCTTTGAACATTTGATTTTTGAGTTGTGCAGGCGTGTAAGTACCACGTGATGAGAGAATTCGTTCACACAGTGACTCAACTGTAATGACTTGAGTTGTCTGCGCTTTGACAACGATCTCCAACGCTTCCTCCACAGCCTCTAAACCACGATTTCGGCTGACAGGCTTTTCCTTGATGGTATTACCACTTTCTTTAGCTTCATCGCTAGTTTGCTCGATGACAACTTCGGTAACTTCCTGAACTTTCTGACTCGCCTTCATGAATTCCTCCATAGGGATGTAAGTGATTTCACCAGTTGTGAAATCAACATTGACGTAACTGAGCAACGACTTCTCATCAAGAATCAACTGACCCGATGCAATCCCACGCTTCATCAGCGATTCCGAACGCTTCGCATTAGTGACTCTCGTTTCAACCATTTCAACTAACTCGTCAATGGTCAATTTGATTTCTTTACGCTTCATAGCAATTTTCCTCCGTGATTGACTTGAATGGTGATTGTGAGGGGGATTCCTCGGGTTGTCATACGATTCTCAACGGTCACGACTTGGAGACCGTTAGGAAAAACTTTGATGATGGTTACAGGCACAACCTTCGCTGTGCCAGTAACACCTACATCAACAACATCTAACTTATCCATTACAACCTGTTCAGCACTAGGTTCTACTAAACCCAACTGACTCATTTTGTAACCGATGTAGTCAATATTCGGTAATTCGTTCATCAGATCTCCTCCAATTCTATATAGTTAGTGTTGTCATCGTCTGTATGCTCGGCATAATGGGCGATCATATCTTTTAGAACATCCCAAATGTCTGTATACAATTCAACTGTAGTTAGTCGGTGATTTGTGAAATCACCGACTAAATCAACAATCCGTCTGTGTGCCATAACCTTGTTCATCAGAACGCTCCATCTTCGTCAATAGGGAAACAACGGATTGAACCACACTGTTCGTCACCACGGTGAAAACAATGAATCATAACTACTTCCTTAAAATACGGTTGAATCATCGCTAGTGCTGAATAACCACACATTGTCGCAGTGAAACTGTCGTAAGGACTGTCAAAACTGAACATCCAAGTAAACGCTTCACAGAACGGTTGCTCGTCAACCGTTCCGTATACAGATTTGAATTCCTCAGGGGTGTAATCCCTGAGGTGGTCAACTGATTTGAACTTCATTTCTTTCTCCTCTCAAGCGGGAAGTCGGAACGACTTCCTCGCTCCGCAGGAAGGAGCAAACCCCTCCTCGGAAAAACTGAGGGCGACAACGGACGTAGAAATTTTTGGGTGATAGTGAATGAGGTCGTATCTGTCGTTTGTTATGTACGACCCTAAATAGCACCCAAAAATTTTGTGAGGCGGTCGAAAAAGGTTTTTTGGCATGGCCAAAGATCTAGAGCAAACGCCGCCCTTGCGTTTGCCTTGAGCGACGCCGTGGTCAAAAGCCTTTTTTGATCAACGACTGATCTCGTGGGCGGGGAAGTTATTTTCTTTTTACTGGAACTTCCTCGCCCACGTAGCCGTAACGCACAGTTTTTCAGGGGTTTGTGGGAGTGCGGTACGGGTTGCGCCGTAGCGCAACCCACCGATAGATTTTTTGACCGAGGATTTTTTTCGCAATCTTTTCCGCGAAAAAATAAATATTATCGGTCCTGCCTATGCGAGGAAACTTTAAAAAATCTTTACTTTCCCCTGCGGTGGTTTTCCGCTGGGGAAAGGGCGGTGGGCAGACGCCCGTGGCACCGCTACCCATCTTTTTCGAAAGTGCGGTTCTTTCGGAAAAGGGGCGATTTTGGGTGCGCATGAAAATCTTCTCTTATGTCCTCAGGGATTTTCCGCGCACCCGAAAATCGTGGGGTGCTGAAGTTAGAGTCTGAAGGGCGGTCGGGCTAGCCCGACCCTTTCCCGACAGGGGAGGGAAAGGCGCAAATGATTCGCTTGCGAATCTGGAGAATAGGCGCTTGCGCCTTCCAAATTGCGCGCCCTGATTCTGCCGTTACTTTCGGATTGAGACGTTCTAGAGGCAATGCCCGTAGGCATTTGGAGGCTTCCGGGGGCGAGTGTTTTCTATGTTATGTTCGTCCTCGGGAGCCTCCAAACCATCAGTTGCCCTTGAGCGTCCCGAAAGTTTGGGGGTCACCACCCACGATTGAGAGAGGGTCTCAAAGGGTCAGGCCCGCGCAGCACCACCGACTGCCCTCTCCGTGGGAGGGGGGACCCGAATCCCATCGCCCTGCATCCCTAAATATGTCGTGGCGCCCTAGCGCCCTGCGTTTTAGAACTCGCTTGCGAGAAGCCCTAGCGTGAAACGCTGTCGGCTCGAAGAGCTGACAAGCCCTTGTCCCTTGACCTTGCGCGCCCTTGATCTTTGCTCTTGACCTTTTGCCCGAGGAGGGAGAGCGCCCTTCTCTCCCGAGTCGGGACCTCGGGTTGTTAAGGGGGAGAGGACTCCCCCTTAAGGTCTGCCGAGGGAGCCGTTAGGCGAGCGAGGATAGGAGGTGGAGCGAAGCGACACTGACAAGCGCCCTTGACCTTGGCGATGACCTGAGTAGGCGAAGCATGACGGCGACGAAGGAGCCGAATGCTGAAGGCTACGATGGCGAGCCGTGCCCTTGACCTTGACCTTCCGCGCCGAGCGAAGCGAGGCTGTACTTGACCTTGACCCCCGCAAGGGGGTCTAGCCGAGTCCCGAGCGAAGCGAGTGGTCGGCGTTTCTCTTGACCTTAAGCCATTCGGAAGGCAAGTGCCCTTCTTGCCTGATGAATGGGCGGGGCGTTTCAGAGGGGGTCGCCACCCCCTCTGAGGTCTGGTGGTTGCTAGTGAGCCGTTAGGCGAGCGAAGGAAAACCCTGCGAGCGCAGCGAGCAAAAGCAGAGCGCAAGCGAGCGACAAACCAGCGAACGCAGTGAGCCACTAAGCGACCAAAGGGAGCGCAATCCTTAGGGTACACACACCACACACACAAGCGTACAGAACAATAATGAAGCAAAGATAACAACCCTGCTCACACACCACCAACCCACAGTCATGTGCTGTGTGATGCTGGTACGGTGGCAAGAGAGCATCGTTTGACCTGTGTTTTTGCGACCAGAGTCGCCAGTCTCGTGAAAGAAAGTCAAACCGCTGGTGATCGCGCCTCTACCAAGCGCCCTTCTTGGTGGGCGCAGATCACCGATTCTGTATAATCAGATGTGCCAGCACCCCCATCGTATATATATCGTCCTGTCTATTTTATTATTTCTGTGACAGTGACATTGTTTCACTATTTAAAGACGGGTGACTCTAGTGTCAGGATATCCCCCCACCGTTTCAACATATCTGTTGTGGTGGCCGGAGATTGCAGGACGGAGAACCAGATTCATTTGTGACGTTTGGACGCTGCTCCCTCGCATCAAGTGCGAAGGTCTACCCACCTTTCGGTGTGTCATCCTCTGTCCCCGTGCAAGGGGGCGGGTCTGTTAGAAGCCTCTTCTGCTTCTTGTCGGTGATCAGTTGTGAGCGTTAGCTGTGGGGTCTGTCTGAAAAAAATTTTCTTTAGAGACGCTTCCTATGGGAGATGGTATCATAGGGGTATGTCATCTTCCTCTTCTTCTGCCATCATTTTTGAAGATATTTGTTTGGTTGCGTATCTTGAAGGGAGATGGGCTTCGCCCTTTACATTTAAAAGAAGTAAACGGGAACATGACGCTGACTCCGCTGAGGTTCATGCTAAGTTGATGGATTGTGTTCTTGGTGTGATATATTGTCCGTGGTGTGGGGATCGATTTGAAAGTTAGGTAGCTATGGCTCGTGTCCCGAAAAGAAAGATTCGTATCCGTCGTGGTGATACCTATACGCATACTGTTACTGAATACGATGACACTGGTGCTCTTTCTAATCTTACGGGCAATACGTTTCTAATTCAGATCCGTGAAGATTCCGAATCGTCTACAGTTGTAGCTACATTTACTACTACGATTATTAGTGCGGCCACTGGTGTGTGGGAGTTTAGTTTGACGGCCACCCAAACTGCTGCACTTCCGGTCGGTATTTATTTTTATGATGTGCAACGAACATATTCTGACGGTAGTGTGCACACTCGATTTGAGGGTGAAGCCGAAGTAGAAGCAGATATTAGTCGCTTAGATAATAACAACAACAATTAATCATGCATGACTCAACAATAGTTAAACCTGTTTCTAATGACACTACAGTTGTTTATACAACTAGTGATGTTAATGGTAACTCGTCTACTGTTATCGGTTCCGATACTACTATTGTTATTGAGCATGGTTCCCGTGGACTAACGGGTATTCAAGGTATTCAGGGAATCCAAGGTATTCAGGGTGTTACTGGGAATGCTGCCACGATCGCTGTCGGGGCGACTACGACTGGCGCTCCTGGTACAGCGGCAGCGGTGACTAATTCGGGGTCATCGTCTGCCGCAATTTTTGACTTCACTATTCCTCGTGGTGCGACTGGCGCTACGGGACCAACGGGCGCTACGGGCGCTACGGGCGCAACAGGAGCTACTGGCGCTACTGGTCCTACTGGTCCAACTGGTCTTACGGGAAATACTGGCCCTACTGGTCCCATTGGTCTCACGGGTGCTACTGGAGCAACCGGTGCTACTGGTGCTCAAGGTATTCAAGGTATTCAAGGCATCACTGGATTAACTGGTGCGACGGGAGCAACTGGTGCGACGGGGCCACAAGGAATCCAAGGAATCCAAGGTCCTACAGGTGCAACTGGAGCAACTGGACCACAAGGACCTGCTGGTGTAGGTGCTTTAAATGATCTCAGTGATGTTGTTATTACAACACCAGCTAAACAGTTTGAAATATTAAACTATGATGGAACTAACTGGGTTAATTCTGAAGCTTCAGTAACAACTTATGTTCGCAATGGTGAAACAACTACGCTTAATGTTGGTGAAGTTGTGTATCTCGATGCACAACAAGGTGATCGTGCAACAGTTAAACGTGCATACAATACTAGTGATGCAGGATCAGCAAAAACTTTAGGTGTTGTTGGCGCTTCAATTGCTGCTAATGCTGATGGTCCTATTATCACTCAAGGTTATGCATATAACTTAAACTTGGGTTCGTATACAGCTGGTCAAACTTTATATTTAAGTTCCACTGCTGGCGCTATGACAGCAACCAAACCATACGCCCCCAACCATCTTGTATATGTTGGCGTTGTTGTCCGGGCAAATAATGGCAATGGCATTCTTTATGTTCGAGCACAAAATGGTTATGAGTTAGATGAAATTCATGATGTTGATTTAACAACCACTCCGCCTACTGCTGGACAGTATTTGAGGTTTGGTGGTTCTGTTTGGACTGCTGACACTATTGATCTTGGTACTGATACTACTGGTAACTATGTAGGGACTATTACTGCTGGTACGGGAGTATCAACTACAGGTGCATCTACGGGTGAAGGTATTGCCCATAGCATTTCTATTGGGCAAGATGTGTCTACTTCTGCATCACCATCATTTGCCGGACTAACTGTAGATACTAATACTCTTTATGTTGATGCCACAAATAATCGTGTAGGCGTTAATACTACTGGTCCTAGTGCGACATTAGATGTTCAGGCTACTGGCACTAGTGCTGCTATGCGTATTACTAATACTGGTGTAGGTGCTTCGTTTCTTGTTGAAGATGCTGCTAGCACAGATGCCACTCCTTTTGTCATTGATGCCTCAGGTCGTGTTGGTATTGGTACTACATCTCCTGCGGCAACTTTTGAAGTTAATGGCAATGCATTTATTTACGGTACTGGTTCTACTATACAAACCCGTCAAGCAAGTGGTAATGATGGCGTTATTGTTTCTGGTCGTGCTGCTGGATCATCTAATTATAATATTACTTTAACTCCTACTACATTGAACGCTAACCGTATTTTAACTTTGCCTGACGCTACAGGTACAGTTATCACTACAGGTAATCTAAGTGACTTTACTGTTACTGCTGCAACCACTTTGACTGCTCATACTGGTGTTGGCTATATGGGTTTGCCACAAAATGCTAGTACTACAGGTTCTTATACAGTAGTTGCTGCTGATGCTGGGAAACACATTTATTCCACTGCGACTCGCACAATAACCATTCCCTCTAATGCAAGCGTTGCTATGCCTGTTGGTACAACTATTACATTTATTGCTGGTGGTGGTGCAACCGTGACTATTGCTATTACAACGGACAACATGTATTTGGCTAGTAGTGGAACAACTGGTTCTAGAACTCTTGCCCAATATGGTGTAGCAACTGCTGTCAAAGTCACTTCAACAGCATGGGCAATTAGCGGAAACGGATTGACTTAATGGCTGGTGCAGTTTCTGGTTTAATTGGGAGCAGTAGAAGTAGTTTGTATACTACTGGTGGTACTTCATATAACCCTGGTGGCAACTATGATGGAGTGTACTTTACTTCAAGTGGAACATTTACCATTATTAATGGTGCTAGAGACATTGAAGTTCTTGTAGTTGCTGGCGGAGGAGGAGGCGGAGGAGGTGCCCATAATCTTACTTATGCGTACCACTCTGCTGGCGGTGGTGGAGCCGCAGCACTGGCAAACAATACAACCATTGTAAATGCCCCACTTGGTAACTATACCATAACTGTTGGTGGTGGTGGAGCAGGTGGTAATAGGGCAGTTAGTGGTGGTTTTGGTTCATATATATTAGGTAATACTGGTGGTACTGGTAATACATCTTCCATACTGACACCAGCCTCAGTTACTATTTCAAGAACTGGACCTACTGGTGGTGCTGGTGGCCTTGTTTACTTTAATTATCAATTCTTTGGTGGTTCTGGAAGTGGTAACTCTACATATTCAGGAACTGCTGGAAACAATGGATCACAATATAACGGAGGTGGAGGTGGCGCAGGTTCTGCCTCTAACGCATCAGCAATAGTAAATTACTATGCAGGCGCACTTGGCGGAAATACAACAACACTCATAGGTATAGAGTTTGGAAAAGGTGGAGATGGCGGTAACTGGAACAGCAGGAACGGTACTTCAGGTTTTTACGGTTCAGGTGGCGCAGGCGGTTCAGGGGCAAACGACGCAAGTTTTGGCCCTGGCTATGTAGGTACAGGCGGAATAGTTGCCTTGAGGTGGTTGAAATGAGTCACTTTGCACAAATAGACGAAAACAATATTGTTATCAATGTGCTTGTCGGTAATAACGAAATGCCCAATGAAAGCTACGACTGGTTTGTTGAAAATCTTGGTGGAAGATGGATTCAAACATCCGTCAACACTCACGGGGGTATTCATAAGAATGGTAAAGAACCAGTACGATACAACTATGCTGGTATTGGCTACACTTATGACGAAGTTCGTGATGCTTTCATTCCACCCAAACCTGAAGATCACGAATATATTTTGAACGAAACAACATGCCAGTGGGACATTGTTGAACCATCTGATACAGTACAATTACCTGACACACCCTAGGAGGGGAAAATGAACAACCAAATCGACTTTAACAAAGTCATTGAAAACCTATCAACACAAATCGCAATGCAAGCACAGCAGATCGCAATCTTGCAGACCGTTCTACAGCAGTTGGTACCAGCGGAGGAAGCCGCTAATACTGACGTAGTGGAAAATATTGAAACACCTGAATGAACCAACTATCAAAAAAGCTTTAGCCGCTAACGCACACCACTCGCGTGCAGTACAGCGACAGCAACAATTCTTGCAACTAACGCAAGCACAAGTTCCGCTACAAGAAGCTTTAAAAATAGTTGGTGTCGGATACGAAGCATACCGCCAGTGGCGCAAACGAGATAAGAAGTTTGCTGCCGAAGTAGACCGTATTCGTGCAAACGAGGCACAAGAAGAAGGTGAGTACAACGGTACTCACGCTTCTTTTGCTAAAGAATACTTTGATATGGAATATGCGTGGTTCCAACTTATATTCCTACAAGAACTAGAAAATCTACCGCCAGGTAACATTCTGATGGCACTCTGGCCACCGGAACATGGTAAAACGACCACATATGAGAACTATGTGTCCGAAATGGTTGCTTTACATCCCAACCGTAGGCAAACAGTAGCTTCAGAAAACCAGCAGATAGCCCGAAAGATCATCGGTCGTATCAAGAATCGTATGGAACCAGGCGGTCCGTTCCCTAAATATGTGGAACGATGGGGTCCTTTCCGTCCACCAGTAGGTTTAGGGCAAGGCAAAGTGGCTCAACCGTGGGGTGCAGACCACTTCAACGTCTACAAGAAGTCACATCATGACGAGCGTGACTATACGATGATGGCATTGGGTGTTGGATCATCGATTGTTTCAACCCGTACCGACCATCTTCATGTTGACGACATTCAATCCGTTAAAACCTATACCCAAACCAACAAAATTGAGGACTGGTTCCGACAGGATGCTCTCACACGCCCAGGCGAACACGGTATTACAACCATCGCTGGTACTCGTGTGGGTGAAGATGACATTTACAGTCGTCTAGCCGACGACACAGACCTACAAGGCATTCTCAAGGTCATCAAGTTTAAGGCAATCATCACCGATTTTGAGACTGGTGAACAGAAACCGTTATGGCCTGAACGTTACACACTAGACATGTTAGATCGTCAGCGACGCAAAGTAGGTCAAGAAGCTTGGGATCGCAACTATATGCAATCTCCAGGGTCATCAAACAGCAACCGAACCTTCACAGATGAGATGGTTGACGAATGTTTAAATCCTCTGATCTCGTTAAAGCATGAAATACCTACCGACAATATTGTTTATGTAGGTTTAGACCCCGCACTTGGGTCACAAAACTGTGTAATCGCCTGCGAAGTATCCCCTGAAGGCAAACTTATTGTTCGTCGCATCCGTGAAGATGTAGGATTCCGACGCAACGAACAGATTATGCAAGCTTTAGATAGCGTCATCCAGTCCTGCAACCTAACAGGACGAGTAACAGACGTAGTAATCGAAACTAAAAACTTCCAAGCTGGCCTAGCAAGAGATGAAAGATTGCTAGAAATGCAACAACACTACGGGTTCGCAATGCGCGAACATATTACTGGCTGGAACAAATATGATGAGTCAGTAGGTGTAGCATCTATGTGCGAGTCATTCATGCGACAAGAAATTGTGTTACCATGGGCGGGAGATGACTATACTAGAACCGAAATTGGGGAACTATGTAGGCAACTAAAGGCATGGAGGCCAGGTGCTAGAGGTAGTAAACTTAGGCAAGACAGAGTAATGGCACTATGGTTTGTATGGATTCTTTGGCGACAAAGATGGAAACAACCCATAGAAACTAATACGAATGAAACGTGGAGAGTCAAAGGAATACCCTGGTCAGGTACCAAAACAGGGTTAGTAATTCCACTAGGAGCAAAAGTTTGAGAACATTCGATGAAATAACACGCATAGTAAAGGACTTGCAAACAATGCAAGGTCCTGTACTTAACCGTATGAAGGATATTCTTGATCGTTATGACGGCGACTGGATTCTTCCTATGCCTGACATTGACAAAGAACCGAATCTTCCACCTCTGACACCAGCACTTATTGCTGAAGCCGTAGACAATATGGCTATGCGAGCCGCTTCGGTACGCCCAAATAACATCTTTCCTGCTATTGACCCTATGAAAGATAACGGTCGTAGGTCCCGTGAATATGCTGACAAACGACGAAAGATCGTAGCAGCAACCTACTCAAACTCTAAATGGAACCTTGGTCGTCGTCGCTACTACCGCCAACTAGCCGCCTATCACACTTGCAGTCTCGTCGTTATTCCAGACTTTAATGCTGGTATTCCTCGTATTGAAATCCGTGACCCACTCGGTACCTATATTGAGCCGACAGCCAACGAAGAACTACGCCAACCCGAATATGTAGCTTTTGTAACCCGCCATTCAGCCGAATTCCTACGTCGTGTCTACCCACAATCACGCCAAGAACTAGGTGGACCAATCCACAAAGACGACTACCGTGACCTTTGGGAATGCGTTGAATGGTACGACCTAGACCAAACCGTATTTGGTATCGTCGGACCAGTATTTGATGACCGTCGCATGTCAAGCGAACGCCCATGGATTACCCCATGGCAACAGTTATCACCAAGTTATCCAAACCGCATCGGCATGATGCCAGCCGTAGTGCCCCACAACGTGAGCCTCGGACGCATCGCAAGCCGTATCGGTTCAATGCTTGGCAACGTAGATCTACAAGCAAGACTGATGGCATTAGACATTCTTGCCCAAGAAAAAGCTATTTGGCCTGACATGTACGCCATTGGGCGTTCAGGTGGAATGCCCCGTATTATTGGTGGACAATGG